CCTAAAGAGTCTAACACAAACATACAAGGTTTGCGTTCCTCTTCAGATTTCTTCAAGTATATATCAACTGCTCTTAATGCCTTTGATCTAAACTCTTCTATGGTGACTACATTCACCACCACAATCCTATTTAGGTCAAGGCCACGAGATTCAAGTAGTCCCTTATTAACTGCGGCTTCAGTATCAAAGTAGAGACAATAACCATCAGGATGAGTATCAAGGAAGTTCTTAACCACTGCGAGGGAGAAAAAAGTCTTACCAGTGCTGCTCTCGCCAGCAATAGCGGTAATACGGTTACGAGAAGCACCACCAAAGATGCTACCTGATATGAGGCTATTAAAAATGAACGAACCCGTATCAATAAAAGATTCGGTGTCGTCGATGTCTCTTGCGAGTTGGGTGTATTCGTCTCCAATTTCCTTAACTATCTCTTTTAAAAAATCCATAACTATTTAACTTCATCATGTGTATGGTTGTCTAATTTACCAGACATCCTATATGCTTCACTATTTCCACCATGACCATGTGCTATACCTAACTCATGCATCTTAGAATGTTCATCAATCTGATCTCTTAGTTCTGTTTTACCAGGACCAAAAGTAAGATATAATCCCCATCCTAAAAGGAAGAACAGAAGACCAACGATAATGTAAACTAGAACCATAGTAGTAAACTCGATAGCGATATTATAGCACGTCCCAAAGCATATTACCAGAAATCGTTATCCTCTCATCATCACAATTATAATATGGATATACTTGATGACGTAGTGTTGAAGGGAATACAATCATAGTCCCTTGCATATCCTTATCTAGGAAGATTGGATACTCCCCAACTTCTCCCAAAATGTTACTATAAGCAAAAACAAAATCAGATGCTGCTGGACCTGCAGAATGAGCACTAAGAGGAAGTTCATGTTGATCTCTCCAATCAGTAGGAATCTTCATAAAGATAACAAAAGAAAGTATACCGCTATGACGATGACTAGGATTAAACTCAGTTTGATTTTGAAAATTGACCCACCAAGATAGACCCATACCCAATTCAGTTTTATTCTTTAATGGGATTTGCCATTTTTTATCCGTACTCACTGCAGTAGAATGAAATTCTTGTGTGAGTGGACCTATAACAGCATTTAAAAAATAGTTATCTCCCAAAGTTGAAGACTTATCTTCTAAGGTTAAACTCTTTGAGATATTACCTGCTAGATGTTTATTACAATTTTGATCATCAATCTTTGCTTGTTCTACCCTCTCCCAAAGGTAGTCCATAACCTCTGGTTTAAGTTGAGTTGAATATAGTTGAATGTTTGGTAAATCAAAAGCATTCCATTCAATACCTTCCATCATATATCACATTGTCCTTGCTTACACTGATAATCATCAGACTCTGAAAAAACTTTAACTTCATCAGCAAGGTGATGAATCTCCATTTCCCCTGTAGTCTCCTGTAATTTCCCATCATCTACAATATTCTTTAATAAAAAATAGAGTCTAGTATCACCACCCAATGAAAGAGCACTGACTATAGTCTTCAAATCTTTAAGATTAATAGGTAATTCCATTAGGTAAAAAACGCCTCCAGCGTCGCAGTTTTCTCTACATTCCAACCAATGGCATTAAGAATTGCTTTGAGAGGTTCGATAAAAGACTTCTCAAATTGTAGGTCGTAATCCACGTAATTATTCAATTCAAGTTCCTTTGGGAATTCTTGAATGAATGACATTACATTCTCATGAATTGGGTTTGGTAGTTTAAGGTAACAAAATTTAACTTTCTCACCATTATTGATGAGTGAGTACTTGTTGTCTAACTTATTTTTCTTGACATAATAGTTAAACAGCAAAGCCCCCCGTATATGTATAGGAGTTCCCTTTGCATAGATGGAATTTACTGCTCTATACTTCTCAACATTACTTGCAGATCTTGGAAACGAGATATCCTCTGGTGGAAGTTTTTTAAACTCTGTACGAGAAGTTTCAATAAAATCAATTACATCATCTTCTGTACCATTCATTATAAGTTTAAGTGCATTCTTAATTAGTGCCCTACAAGGTGCAGGTGTAGAAGATTTAACTGCTTCAATACCCATCATCTTTAGTTTAGGTTCTTCATATCGAACACCTTCACTATCCCATACATTTAGAATATATCTTTTCTTTGCTGTCCAGATACCACGTTCAGCGATGTTCTCTCGCTTCATTTGCATCTTCTGATCATATGCACTTACGTAGTTGGCCAATTCTTGGTAAGAACTTTCAATATAAGGCTCAAGTTTAGTTTCACACACCTTGTCAAGGAACCCAACAACGACCTCATTAGTTTTCTCTCTGCCCTTGTATACAGTCTCAACCAAATCACCCATATTAAGATAAATGGAATCAGTATCTGAAGCAATAACATAATCAACCTCCTCTGTTTTTAAAAGATTATTCATATAAGCATTCATTTTATTCTCTATCCATCTAATAGAGACTTGGCCAGACAAAGTAATTGCCTCAGCATTTGCTAATTTAAAATACCTGAAGTACTGATTGCCGATAGCACCATAAGCAGAATTAAGAGAGATCTTTTTCGCCATTTGAATGTTGTTGCATCTTGCAATTTCCTTTTCCAATGTCTCAGTGGGGGTCTTCTCATATGCTTGCTTTGCCTCCAACATTTTCTTCTTGAAGATAACACGATCTCCGTACATCTTGTCCATGAGTTCAGGAAGGAACCCACGCACATCCTTCCTATATTGTGCTCCATTCGCACAAACTGCATAATCTCCATCAAACTCACACTCCTTGTTTAGAATCCGTTCAACGCTCGCACTGGCATGTCTAGTCTCCCTGAGTGTTTCGGGCGAGATGTTATATTGCATAATAAGATGAGGGTACAAGCTATTAAGGTCAAAAGAGACAACCCAATCATACTTTCCTGGTTTCGGTTCCTTGACATAAGCTCCTGCGTACTTTGCGTCTTTATCAGTTTTAATTTTAGGAGGTATGACAATACCTCTCTTCTTTAGGTAGTTATATATGATTGTATCCCACATACGAACTTGATAAAATACATCTTCGTAATTCACCTTGGCTTCATATGCCATCGTAAGTGCGAGTTCAATCAACTTCATCTTGCCTTCCAAACGGTCAACAAGTTCCACGTCAATTATATTATACTCTACGAATTTTTTCCACCCTTGTGTATAGAAATCTTTAAATGTGTCAAATTCACTATGGTCTAACTTCTTCTGTCCCAATTCTACACTAGCAATATAATCCAATCTATAAGACTCCTGTGCCTTATAAGTAAACTTCTTATAAAGATCAAGATAGTCTAACTGAGATACACCACCAATATCATATGAAAGCTGTTCTCTTCCCATGATGACATGTCTATCTTCTGTCACCAAACCCCAAGGAGATAATCTCTTCTTAAGTTTCTCACCTAGAATACGATCTATCCTACGAACAATATAAGGTATATCATACAGTTTACTATTCCATCCAGTAATAACCTCTGGAGTATTCTCTTCTATCATCCACCAATTGATGAAGTCATTTAAAAGATCATACTCATTATTAAATTGTTTGTAATATAGATTATCTTGATGGGTCTTAAATGGACCATTCCCCCAAGTAATAATCTCTTTAGTAGCATAGTCCTGAATTGATATAAGAAGTATCTCCTCTGCAGCAGATTCTACATCAGGGAATCCTTGCTCAGATTTAACCTCAATATCAATGGTTACTAATTTAATTTTATTAATATCAAACTTCAGTTCATCAACAGGATACTTCTCAGATATGTACTGGTAAATAAATCTCTCATTACCATACACATCAAAACCTGGTACAGGTTCGTACTTCTTAATAAACTCTCTAGTCTCACGAACAGTTCCAGGTTTGACAGGTGCTACATGCTTACCATCAAGAGTTCTATAATGGGTTTTCTTCTTAGGCGATTCAACAAAAAGGGTTGGGTAAAACTTCTCACGGGTTGCGAAGTGTTTACCATCTTCATAACCACGAACAAGGAAGTTATCCCCAACCATCTGAACGTTCGTATAGAACCTCATTACTGTGTCAGATTGTAATATATATCTGATATTTTACCAAGAGGTTCTGCAATAGTCAAGATTTTTTCTGAAGAAATCATAAATTCTCTCTGATTTGTTAGTTCACCCATCCAAGGTTCCAACGTTGCATTTCCATTTGCTTGTGGAATTAAATTAAAAGGTTCAATCAACTTACAATCGGGTTCACCGATATCTGCTCCGACCTCTTCTATCTTAGATATAACTGTACCACCAGTGTGGAATACGATTACTTGTGGTTTTAAAGTTTCTTTAGTGTTCTCAATTTGCTGCTCAGCCATTTAACTATCCTCCTCAGGAATTACAATTGTTTTTTCTTGGGACTCTTCCTTTTCCTTTAACACATCATTCACATACATTGATTGTAGTTCATCAACTGGATCAATAAAAGTTACAATCCAATCTAAAGGTACTGGGAATCTAGTTCCTTTACCCAAGGGAATCCAAGGTGCTAACTTGATATCAAAAGAAGCACCACCACTCTCTTTATTAACGATAGGTTCTGATGTATTGACAACACATGGTTTGATAAAGAAGTATCCAACAACCTTGTCTTCCAAGATCATCTCCTCTACCTTGGTAATAATCTGCTCACCAGTTTTTATTACTGCTAGTTTATTTGCCATAATGGTTTATCTTATGTTGATATTATACTGCCAATAAAAAGGGGTGTCAACTGGATTTTGCCAGTACACCCCTTTGCGGCGAACGATATTCGTTTTTATTTATAGATAATCTTTCCGAGCATGATGCTCAGGAACTATCTTACCAAGTTCAACTACCAAAAGTCCGTCTCTGAATCGTACATCTCGGATCTCGGTATTATCTGTGATTTGCCAGACCCTAGAGAAAGACCGCTTGGCCAATCCTTTATGGATAAAGCTCTCATCTGTCGCTGCGTCTTCTTTCTTTGCTTCCACATATAGTTTTCCAAACTCCGTGAAGACTTTGAGCTCATCTTTCGTAAACCCCGCAAGTGCGACTTCCAATCTTGATTCGACATTATTTACTTGTATTAAATTATATGGGGGATAGTTTGAAGTGGTCTCATTCATGAACCGATCAAAATAATCGTCCATCCCTATACTGTTCTTTAAAATTCTATCGAACAGTTGTGGCATATCTGCCGTATGAAAACGTGTTAGGTTAGTCATGGTTCTCCTTTAAAAGCGAGTGTGTTTGTTGTCCCCGAAGGCGACACTATTATTTAAACACAACCATTGAAAAGAAACAATCGGATAACCAGAATTTTTTATTCGGTTAAACGAATGGTGGACCCCAGACCCAAGTAATTAAAACTTTTCTACTACCTTTTTGTACGGTATTTACCCTATGATGCCAGTATGGTGGGAAGATGTGTATGAGACCACGTTCTTGAGGAACCTTTATATCTGGGAATAATTCAAACTCACCACCTTCATATTCATCAGGATCGCTCAACTGAACTACTACTGTAAATTTTCTAGCAGGGGTAGGACAACTGGTATAATCAGTATGCCAATTATATTCTGAACCAACATCATAGATAGCATACTGAATTATCTCATCAAGTTGGGTTATATTAAACCTATAATATTCAGTATTTAATTGATGAACAGTTTTTGCTAACTGACAGAATAACCATTGACTATCTTCATTATATACAATATCAGTTGTCCATGATTTTTTCTGCCAATCATTAAATTGAGTACCGTTGTTCATATCAACCATACTTTCAATACTATCTAATTGCTCTTTAGTAAAAACATTAGATGCATAAACAAAAGGAGCCGTTGCTCCTTTTGGTGGATTTAATGGTGGTATAGTAAGACCATTAGCATTAGTTGTAGCAGTCCAAATAGGACCAGAATCAGATGCTGTTAATGACATTAATAATCAAATTCATCAAGTATATCTAGAGCATTGTTCAATGCCTGTTGAGCTGCCCATCTCTCTTTACTATCCCAATTAGGATACCAAGTCTTGTTATCAATCCCCTTCTTTATATTGAGAAGACGTGATTCCATATCTACTTTTTTTAATCTTCCGTTCATGTAAGTTCTATACCTCGAATCAGGCCATGGACAACTAGCGAAGCGATTTGGAAATATCATTATCCTCCTTGTCAAAAGCTTTTTCTAATTTATTTTTAAGAATTAACAGTTCTTGTTTAAGTTCTGTATTCTCTTGTTCTAAATGTTTGATCTCGTTTTCGTAGACAGTAATCATGCGTTCTTGTTGTTCGTTGATTTCTTCTAATTCGTACCAAGACCTTATGTGATCAAAGCTCATTGATCTGCGAATCTATCCTTTATTAATTATACCACACTTACTCTGTAGTCTCTACTTTTTTCTTGGAACCAATATTATATTTTTGTTCCAAGATCCATTCACCCTTATCTTTGTATGCTAAGACCTTAATTTGGTTCAATGGAGCAACATCAGATATGCTCTCAGCATTGACTACAGATATGAGACCCCAATCAGAAAGCAAGCGAGCAATACGGTTCCGACGCTGAACGTCGTTAACAGTAAGGTTAGCATGTTTCCCATCTAATGCGAATAATTCTTTGAAGTGAGTAATGTAATAACGACCTTGCTTATGAAGAATGTGGCAAGATTGATATAACTTTTTCTCCTTCCGTGATGCCACTCCGATTCTTGTTAAGGTCTCTCTGACCTTTAGAAAATCATCTGGTTCGTTAAGCATAACTTCCACCATCATCTCAGGTTTCCAGTTAACTTGTGGTTCAATAGTACTAGTAGTCATGTCATTCCACCAATGTCAAGTCGTTGTTTAATAAAATCGAGTTGTTCTTTAGACAAAATATTCAACGCTTGCATTGCTTTCTCATTACTATATCCATAGTATTGTTTAACAAGGTCAAGGTTACTAATCTTATCTTTTCGCATCCACGGAGAGAATCTCTTCCGTTTCCTCAGACTATTTAGATAAAATTTATATTGCATATCCTTATCTAGGGAAGGATATTTGTTCATTTCATTAGCAAAGAGTATGCAATCTAGATGACCAGATAGACATTTGTTAATAATATAGGGAGGATATGATTTGATCGCATCAGGATCTTCAGTTAAATCCTCCTTGGAATGATTAATTGAATTTAACCAATCCTTCAATTCAGTCTTCATAATATTTTGGGGTAAAGATAATCATTTGCTTTGTCCATCATCACGGGATCTTGACAGTTAAGACTATCCACGCAGATGTCACCAGCAATACTAATTCTATATTCATCAGTAGTATGATGAGGATAAACAATGTGGTTCAAAGAACTTGGGAATAATAAAATTGTACCTTCATCCTTCCTACCTAACTCATAAGGTTGTTTTCTAATCCTTCCAACAGCATCAGTGTATATGATAGTTACATTTGACCCCTCTGGATGAGCGTCATTCTCTTTCTCAGAATGCTCATCTTCAGATTCAAATGGGATATTCATCCAAACGATAAATGACCAAATAGATTGATGTTCATGAAGTGCTTGATACTCACCTCTTCCAGATAGTCTAACCCAAAACCTACTAAATTTAGGAATTGGATAATGTGTTCCAAGAGATGCAGTTGGATAACCCCAATATTCAATATACTTATTAATTGCTGGAGCTAAAACTTCTGATCCAAATCTATTGTTAGTGTCTTCTAAAGTCCACTCTTGGAAATCATCTCTCTCAATAACTTTATTATTGTCATCAAGAACCCATCCACCTCTCTTAGTTGAGTCTTTAATATAAGACCACAATAAATCCATATGATCCTTATTAAGTTTGTGACTAAGAACTCCTGGATTAATCTGGGTAGTTATCTGATACTGATCCTGATAATCAGTCATCACTAAACGACCCCATTATCGCATTGACACCTACGACTCTGGCATTTGGATTTCTTGCAAGAGCAACCTTTCTTGCTTCCTGATAGTCTTTGGCATATACATCCTCATTAAAGAGTGTGCCAGCGACATATAATTGAACTCTACATTTCATTTAAAGAACTCCATTAAACTACTCCTTTCATAATTTAGTAAAAGTAACTCTTTGCGAGTACTTTGATCACCCATGTAATCTCCTGTAGATCTCATGGTATATGTTAGTTCATATTCTGCTGCATCCCAACCAGCAAATCTATCCTTTACTAATTGAGAATTGTTATATGATACTAATTGATGAGACTCACATGCCTCACAATCTTCTACAAATTTATCATGGTCGAATGTCTTATGCATTCCACCTTTCTTACCATATAGATTATCCTTAATATCATAAGGAGGATCTAAGTATATAAAAGAATCCATTCCATTTTTCAACACCTCTTCATAAGAATAATTTGTTATAACCCAATTGGATATTAACTCTTGGTATTCTTGAAGTTTTTCAATTCCTCTAACAGTAAAGTTGGAGGTACTTGCCTGAGGTGAGAAGGAGGAGGACTCAGTAAGACCACTAAAACTGCACTTATTGATAATATAAAAATTAATCGCACAGTCCAAGGGTGTAATTTCTTCTGCACTGATAGTCTCCTTTGCTGTCTTAAAAAGTTCCTTTGCTTTGTCTGGTGTATTGTGTGCCTCTTTGAGTTCTAACAATCTCTCAGACATAACATCTCCAGATTCCTGAAGTTGCTGCCAAAATGTTGCTAATGGTTTATACAAATCATTTACCCAAATAGGCAAATTAGTATACAACTTAGTAACATGTATTGCAAAAGACCCACCCCCAATAAAGGGTTCTCTATATTGCTCGTAGGTTGCCAAATTAGGTAGATACTTCTCCATCTTTATGCAAGCACGAGACTTACCACCAGGATACCTGAGAGGTGTTTTAAGAGACTTCAGGGACTTCTTCATAGAATGCTCTCTAGAGATTCCAGAAGTTCATTAGCAGTAATATTTTTTGCAGATGGTTTAACATTCTCAGCAAGCATAGTGAAGTCACCTGCTTGAAGTTTGAATGTTGCACCTGCTCCATCAAGTTTGGATCTACTCTCAACAATATCCCATGTAGTAACAGCAATACTCATGTTCTTAGTATCAACTAAAAGCATGTACTCAAAGGTCTTCTCTAAGTTCTGTTTACTGCGACCAGGCATATTATTTTTCAGGATAACCTGTTTGCATGATCCATTCTTATTAAATAATCCCAAAGAACCTTTCATCTCATAAGGGACTCCATCATTATCAATGAAGTCTTGACCGTCTGCATAGTTACCAACATAAGTTAGTTGACCACCAGAATGCTTCTCAAAAGACTTCTCCTGTAGATAAGTCCTAAG